CTAAATCTAGCAGTTGTTGATATGATATATAAACAATTTGATGTTCGTTTAAACTTGCTTCGTATTGTCTCAGGTAAACAGTATCGTCATCAGCTATGACCATTTCCACATCCTCAAACCTACCTGTTTCATCTAATGATGTAATTACTGAGGCGTCTTTTTCAAATTCGACTGTGTACATTTGTTAGCTTCCTCTCTTTCTTTGGCACGTTGCCGTTCCTCTTTTGTCATGTGCCTTATTTCTTTTGATATATTCTTTTTACGATCTATGTGCCACTCCTTAACTGTACCAGTGTTCCACCTGTCAGCTTCTTGTTGTGCTTCCTCTTTGGTATCAAAGATAAGTGGGGGAGTATTAATTGTAAACATACCCTCACCTGTAGCATAAAAGAACTCGTTAGTGTCTACTTCAATCTGAACGTAATACTTCATTAGTGTCTCCTTTCACACACGTTAATCTAACTCCCAATCTACTTTCTGGTGGCATTGCATAATACAATTTATCATACTCAGTAAAACATTCATACATGTCTGGATATGTATCCACTTTACGTATGTAAGGTTCACCATTACTAATCCATATGAATACGAGTGTCCACATTAGAACATAGGATTCATCAGGCTGAACTTCTCATACCATGACAAACCTTCCAGTGCCAACCACATACCCACAGGCACACCTAGTATAAATATTACACACACTAGGAACGCCCATCCTAATCCTTTTGTTGTACAATACTGTTCACTCATCGGTTGTACGCCTGTAATGCAGCCCATGAGTCAGGGTACAAGTTACCCATCTCAGTGCTTATATAATTAGCAACCAGACGTGCCTCTTCCTGTGAGTCCTCACTCTGTCGTAGTCTGCACATATCTGACCAAGCATCTAAGCTACCAGACCAGTACCATTCTGTCATCATACTCTGTGGCAATACCATACGTGCTTGCTCTGGTGCTACACCTTGCTCAAGCAAATCGTTGTATGCCTTTTTGCACCACACCTCATGCTTTGCAAGTGTACTAATCATACGATAGGATATAGAAACCTCACCACTGCTGCCCTGTTTCTTATCGTCTGCACGTCCTCTCCATGTATTAGGAGTATGGAATACAGGCTCTTCATCTACATACCTACGGCTTATCTCATTCCATCGTAGGAACTTATGCTTCACCAGTTGCCTTGCAATAAACACTGGGGCTTTCACATGAAATGTGGCAAAGCAATGTCCAAAAGGAGACATGTGCCTATTACGTGCAAGATATGATATAAGTATACTGTCATTCACAGTAAGTTTATTATCTTCATCCCACTCACTTTTCTTGTTGAAACTTACACGAGCAGCATTAACTACTGTCAAGTCACTGCCCATGCTATCAATTAATGTTACGTCTATCATTTATACTCTCCACTATTTCTATTGCTTCATCATGTGTTAGTCTAAACCATTCACCGTTGTCTGGTTTATTCCAAGGTTGTTTTGTTTTCTTTGCTGCACTTATGTGTGCCTTTCGTTCTGCCTTGTGTCTATCTTCAAAGTGTACAGAATGTACAAGTTTGTAATTACGATATGGTGAACTTGTTTGATAGTTCCTCACTCTATCATTTGCATCAACTGCCTTACCAATCTTAACCCAATCAGGCCATGTCTCATTTGATATAACATATATGTCTCCCGATTTCTCTTTGTCATATAAAGCTTTTACAAATTCATTTAGTTCTCTTATCATACAATATACCTCGCAGTCTTATATTCCAATTCACAATGTACAACACCATGCCATCCAGATAGTTTGTTCTTTACAACATTCAAGTGTCGTTGTGTATCCTCTTCCTCTTGTCCATCAACAACAGGGTTCTTTGCAATCAATACCATGAGGTCTGCCTCTGCTGCCTTACCAGTACGTGATCCTTCCATCATACTTTGATTGAGTAACACCTTACCCTCTGCCTCTGCTGATAGTTGAGACATGTAGAAGATAGCACAATTGTGTGCCTTGGCAATCTGTCGGGCATAGATAGCATTAGCCTTGAGTGCCTCATCTGGTCGAGCATACCCACCCGATCTAGCAAACTTGTCACCCATATCTAAAATTACAATGTCAGGTTTGTATGATTTACATACGGACTCAACCCATGCCATGTCACGATCAGACGCATCCTTGATCTTGATATTCTTCTTGACTGCATCGTAAACATCACGTGCTCTGGCAGGATTGTTCTTGACTTCTTGCATTGTCATGCCTGTAGCTGCCGTAAGATACCTAGCACCAACACGGTGAGAGGCTTCCTCATTACATAGTATAACACACTTAGCACCTTGGTGTGCAAACCCATTCGGCCCTGCAATGAGAGAGGCATGGAATGAGGTCTTGCCTGTGTTAGGACGTGCACCCACCTCAATCAAGTGACCTGCATTTACACCCTCTACCTTGCGTGTCAGAGTAGGTATGTTGAATGTCCACTGTGATTCCAAATCATTCATGTCTAGCAGTGTGTCAATCTCAATGTCATCCCACTCAATGTTTAGGTCTGGTGTAAAATCATCTGCATATCTCTCAAGTAAATCACGTAATGGTTCAAGTGTATTCCTATCCCCATTTACATAATCAAACCCAAGGTTAGCAATGTCTTCACCAACCACCTGTTGAAACAGCTTAGACAACACCTCTTGTGCTACGTCACCACCCATCGGTGACTCTTTCTTTATCTGATTAAACAGAGAACCATAAGCTTGTTTCTGTGCCGTTGTAAGTGTGGGATTGTTTGACATGAACAATGCCTCAATCTCATCTGGTGTAACGGTACGTTCATAACGATCCATAGCCTTGTCGATAGACTGCTTGATCTTACGTACATCTTTGCTAAACAATCTGTCTGGACACTTAGCACCACGATGGGAATCGTAGAACTCTTTATCCATCAGACTTCGTATTAATGATAACTCCATTATGTATCTCCTAACGTGTTTAAGTTTTCAATGTCGGTAGTGTTACGATATTTCAAATCATCTGTCAACCTTAATACTTTGACTTTGTTTACGTAACCTCTTAGTTCTTTTGCAAACTGCAATGTCTTTGGTAAAGCATCGGGATCAAGTGCAATTACAATCGTGTCGAACTGGGAGAGATACCTCTTATGTGCCTCAGAGAGTGACGTACCCAACACTGCTACCCCGACATATACGCCACTCTCCGAGCATCCAGAACCGTCTGTCGCACCCACAATGGCGGCACTCACACAGTCCTCAACGACTACCCCAGTTTTACCACATCCAAAAACATAAGGCAAGGGATTTTTTCCATATCTTTTCCACTTAGGTAATTTTTTTCCTAGTGCTCTGCCTGTAGCATCAACCATAATATTGTTATGGACTACAGGAAATACGACACGATGTTCCCTTACATCATACAACAAACCCAAGTTACCTGCATGTATATTCCATTGGTAACAGAAGTCTGCAATTGCATCATGGTCTTTTACAATCCACTCAGGTTTATCAAATCCTACTGCCTCAGTCTCTTGAGCAGTGCTGCCTAGTGAGTTACGTATATCCTCTGTAGTTAAATGAATACGTGTACCACCAGACACACTACAACCTGCCTTGTAACAATTCCACATAAGTTGACCCATGTTATTGGTAGCTGTAAATGTTTTTACACCATTACATACTGGACAATTAGTACGTTTAGTTTCTCCATTACTAATGTCCATATCACTTACATGTTGTTTTATACTAATCATATGTATCACTTTCAATGTTATTCGTTACACTCAATTTTACATATGTGTTTCTCTGTGTCAAGGCATTATTTGCACTATCGTATGTATGTTTCATATATGGTTTCACAGAAGACACATGTGTATGCCCTGTCACTGCCATGATTTGTGGCAATGGCACACCGTTGTCCACCATTTCTGTTACACCAGTTCTACGTATGTCCATAAGACGTAATTCCTCTGACAGTTTAGCCAGTCTCATTACCTTACGTCCAACCTTAGACAATCTCTCCATAGCATACGGCTCAAACCTACCGCCTCTGGGCTTTGGATGTGGTGCTACCCACTGTTGAAAACCAAAGTCAGCTTTCTG